AACTCCTCTATAATTTTTGATCGTTCAGCGGTAGGTAAACTAGCAAAATTAGCAGGCAATGTCGAGCTAACATTTTGGCCTTGTGCACTAATTATATTTGGACTTATTGATGATGCACTTAAATTTGGAGTCGTGATCCGTGGTTCTTGTTCAATGACTGGTGGTTCTATATCACCATAAAAACTTACTTCACCATCATATAAACTAACATTTCTATTATCTCTTATTAATTTATTAATATCTTGAATAGCTTCTAGATAAGGGCTACGTAAATTAGTTCCTTCTAATTTATTTAATTCTCTATTTATTTCTGACATTCTTCCAATAAAGAAATCACTAGGTCTTGTTGGTGTAAATTTACCCCTCATTAATTGATTAAATACATCTTTACTTAAACCTTTTCTTTTTACTTTTCTAGTAATTACACCATTAGAAACACCAAGTGTTCTTGCTGCATCTATGTTTTTATACATATCTTTTAATACAGAAAATCTTTGCGCTTGTGAATATTTATATGCGTTAATAACATCCTCTTTACTAACCCTACCACCTCTTAATAATGGGGCTGTAAATAAGTTATCAGCACCTTTTAAATCTCTTACAAAAGATGTTGTCATAAAAGTTAACGCTCTTTGAGGATCTGAGCTAATACTTCTAAAACCAAATAGTCCAGGTAATTCATCTTGTAAATTATATAGGTTACCATATTTATCTGTTTTACCAGTTGCTGCTTGACCTATTCTTTTTAATTGTGATATTGATCCTGGAGTTAGTGTTTCACCTACATGAAAAATACCTTTACCTATTTTAACTAACGGATCATCTTGCTCTTTCCAAACTCTTCTACCATCTCTACCTATTCCTCTTCTAATTGTACTATCAACTAATCCCTCTATAAAAATAGATTCACTTGTAAATGGCTCCATAATTTCAACTACACCATCAGTTAAACCTTTAGCTAATGCTTCTTTCAATGATTCATTTGATGCATCTGTTTGTGCTAAAGCATTAGTAACAGCTCTATAAGGTCTTGTTAAAAAATCATATGCATTTGAATAACTAAAATCTATGTATTTTAAATTACCTTTATCATCTCTACCTGTTGCTAAGAGTGTAGAGTTTTTAGACCACTCAGGAACAAATCGTCTAAGTGCTTTTATTTCTTCATCTGATACATCATTTTTAGCTTTAAATACTTCTGATAAGAAATATGGAATACCACCCACTGTTGTACCAAAACTTAATAATCTTCTTAATCCTAAATCTCTTAATTGTGGAATACCACTAGTTATTTCATCAATTGATTGAGAGATAATATTATTTCCTGTTCTCATAATTTCTAATGGGAAAGCTATAAAGTTTCCAAAAGGAGATTGTCTTAAAGCTTTTGCGGTTCTACCAATATATTCGTAGTTAGGAACTTGATTTCTTACCATGTTTGCTGATAGTTCATCCATAAATCCTTCAAATGATTCATCTGCTATCTCTTTTCTTGCTATCTTTTTAGAAAAATATTGACCTGCTTTTTCTAAACCTTCTACTTCTCCATTTAATACAGATTTATAATTACCCTTATTAATGCCTAATTGATTTAATATACTAGAATGTCTATTTCTCTCTAATTCAAATGTTGTAATTTTCCAGAAATCATCTTCAGCAATATAAGCTTCTTGAAGTTTGCCAAACGTTTTTCTAACTCCACTTGGTAGTTTTTGAAGTTTGTCAAAAGCTTTTGCAGCTGTTGCACCTTCAGCAATATCTCTTGTTAGTCTTGCTATTTCACCCGCTTCTACTTGTGTTCCTACAATTCCTAATCTTTGATATCTTGCAAAATTTCTAGCCTGTTCTTGTGGTAATGTTCCAAAAACTCTACCCGCTGTTAATTCATAAGCTGTACCTAAAGCACCTTTACCTCCTAAAGATTTAGGAGCTAGTGTTTGTATATCAGTTAAATTAGGAAGTATTGCACCATTTGCTGCAGCAAATGCGCCAGCACTTAATAAGTTTCTAACGTGAGTAAGTGGTGATAAAATTGTTTTAGCAACTTGAGCTGCACCTTTTGGTGCTAATAACATATATCTATATGCAAGACCAACTCTTGTATTGTTTAACCAGTTACTAGTTACGTCAAACATTGCATCATATTCAGGTGCTCTTACATATTTACCTTCTAAAGAAGACATACCAGTTAACTCTTGTCTTGTTTCAATAGAAACTTTTTTAAATTTATTAGGATCTAAATTTTGTTCAAAGTCTTTTCCAAACTCTTTCACCATGTCATCATATGTAAATATTTTTTTATTTGGTCCAGAGCTAAAAGCTTTATTTAAATCATCCATATATTTTAAACCATACGCTAATCTAGCTTGTCTACTTGTGGTTGCGTGAAAAGTATATGTTGGATCTTTAACAACACCTAATAATTCTCTCTGCCAAGGTTCAGCAATTCTTTTTGTTAATATATCTGGACTTAAAGATACTGCTTCTATTTCTGCTTTTGTAGCTGCTCTTTCTGTTACAGACTCTACGCCATTTTTAAATTTAGGATCCATGACATCTTCAACATCAAGACCTTGTTTATTAATAAAATCATCTATTTGTTTATTAATTTCAACATCAAGTTTTTGTAACTGTTGTGGTGTTTGAGGTATTATTTTTCCCTTATCAGCACCAGATACAAAATAGTTTTTTTCGTCTAATGCGTACGCAGCTAATTTATCTGCTTTCAAAGAATCAAAAGCTTTTTTCTTAATTTCTTTAGTTACTTTATATTTTTCTAATAAAGGTAATTTGTCAAAAGCTTTAAATCTATAGTTTACATAACTTCCTATTTCATTACTAAATGTTTTAAATTGATCATCAGTTAGTTTGCCACCCTGCATTAGTGTGCTTGAAAGATTATCTATTCCAAGACGCATATTAATCACAGCATCTTCTAATTGTTTTATAGTTTTGTCATCAATACCTGCATCTTTCATAGTGTTTGTTAAACGTTTTAAAGAATCATTTACTCTGTAATCATCTCTTTTAAATACACTCTTTTTTATTTTAGCTGAACCTTTTAAATTTTGTTCTATTTTATTTAATTGATTTTTTAATACAGCTCTATCTTTAATTAATTTCTGTCTTCTAGGTTGATTTAAAAATCTTTGTACGTCATCGATTGAATCTGATTTTATTGCTCTTAATTCATCGTCAATTGCTTTTATGGAATTTTCTATATCTGGAACGCTTGATAAAAGTCGTTGATGACCTTTACTAATTTCTATTTTTGCAAGTGCTTGTTTAGCTCTATCAGGTCTTAGTAAAAGATCTTTTTTATTTTCTGGTGCAGGACCAATAAATTTTTTATTAACTTTACCTTCTAATATTTCAGATATAGTTGATTTAACTTTACTTTCAGTTAAAGGCGTAAATTTTTTACCATCAGCTCTTTTTAATAAAAAATTATTTATTGGATCAATCATATCTTTACTTAAACGATCAACCTCTTTTGCAGACTCAAGTGTTGCAAACTCTATAGCCTTAATAGTATCATCTGATCCTTTTAATAATTCAAAAGTTAGTCTACTTCCTCCTCCTTGTGGAGATAAACCTAATCTTACTTTTTGCACTGCTCTTGCAATAAATCCTGGTGCGTATTCATTAATACCTTCTGGATCTACTTTTCTAATTTTTTGAACACCTTTACCTGCACCTATCAAAGCTAGATTAAATAGTGCACCCTCTGTTCCAAACTTTAATCTGTTTTTTAATCTTCTAAATGCTTCATCTCTACCTTCTTTATCTGTGCTTCTATCCATCATAGTGATAGCATAAGGTTCTAAAGATGTGCCTTGTGCAATATCTGCTAGTGTTCCTATATCTTCATCAGCAACAATTGCTTCTCCTAAACCACCACCTATTACAGCACCTGTGGTCTTACCCATAATCTTTCTACCAACATTAGTTAAGCTAAGAGATTTACCTGCTCTTCTAGCTTGTATCGCTCGTCTAGCAAGATCTCTAGCTATTTTCTCACCTTGTTTTAAACCTAGTTTTTGAGCTTCTAATAAAGTAGCTCTTTTACTTAAACCTCTTGCTAAGTTTGCTCCAGCCCTTGCACCAAGCACACCCCCTGATATAGCAAGAGGAGCGATTTGAGTTAACGCTTGAGTAATCTTACCAATGGTTCGTGCTTCGGCTTCATCGTCAAATGGATTAACATCATCAAACCATTCCTCTACACTTTTAGCTGTATCTGTATCTCCAACTAAATCAAATACCTCTGCACCTAAAGACACAACACCTTTTGGTATATTCCACACACCAGTTGCAACACCAGCTAATGCAGATTCAAAAAATCCTACATCTTCTTCTTCATTTTTAGCATCAGTTTTTTGATTGAGTTCTTTTATTGAAACTCCCTTACCATAGACAACAGCCATTTAACCTCCTATGATGTAAGTTTGATTGGAGTCGATTCACCAGCCTCTATTTTAAATAGATTTCCTTTGTCGTCGTAATAGAATCCATCAGCAACATCATCTTTAATTTTTCCTTTTTTATCTTTAGGAAGTAGTGAGAATAAACCAAAATTTAATCCAGCCTCTGCCATAGTTCTAGCCGCTTTTAATGCTGGACCTTTTCCTATATCTTGTTCCATAGCTGCTTGGTTTGTAGTTATGATAGATTCTTTTGTAGTGTCTGATGTCGGATCAGCTATCATTGTTTTAGCTATATCTTTTGGATCTAACCCAGATATTCTAGCTAACGTATTTATTTTATCAGCAGTTGGATTATCCATTTTATCTATGGCTAATTTTAATGCAGCTAATCTAACTTCTTTATCTGTTTGTTTACTAGCAGCAGCTGATCTTGCTAAACCTTCAATACTTGGAGCAGCAGCTCTACCTACGGCACCAACTAAATCTCCTCCAGGTTGAGCTAAAAGATTTGCTCCAAATCTTGCAAGTTCTAAAAATCTTTCTCTTCTAGTTTGCTCAGGATCATCGCCTGCAGCCTCTCTAAACATTTTTAAATAACTTTCCATTGTGTCTTCATCAGATGGTGTATCATCACCTTTATCTGGTTTAGGTGGGTCTTTATCTGGATCAGGTGTATCTTCATCTTTAGGTAATAAACCTATTTCTTTTGAAACTTCTATAGCTTCTGGTTTATCAAAAGTACGTTTTGTTGGGTATTTCATATTACCAAAAATATCAAACATACCACCTGACTCTTCTGGTAAATCTAAATCAAACATTGCAGCCTCTGCTGCTATATCTCCAGCACCTCCAGCTTGTGTACCTTTTCCTGTTGCTATATTCATAGCACCACCAGTTTTTTCTAAAGTTTCTTGTGCATCTTTTATAGACATTCTTTCACCTTCTTTAGGATGTCCTTTTGGATAAACAGGATAATTTTCATCAGCTAAAGCCGCTACTGGCACAAATGGTGCTGCCATTAAAATACCTCCTGATGTTTTAGGAAATTGTGTAATTGCTTGTGATCCTGCTCTAGTTAATGCACCTTTTGAAGATAGTATCCCCTCTTCAGGAAAAAGACTAAGAGCTTTACTACCACCTCTTTTTAAAAGATTTAAAGCTCCTGAACCAAGACGCGAAAAAAATCCACCCTCTTGAAACCCAGGTCTTAATGACATAATACCATCATCGCTTCGACCCCCCATTCTAAACATAGGTCTTTTTAAAATACGATCCATCATATTAATTTCTTAATGCTCCGAATATTCCTGCTATACCTGTTCCTAATCCTAACGCAGTTTGTAAAGGATCTGCTTTAGGCATAGAATCAAATTGGAATTGTCCTGGGTATCCACCCATTAATCCTGTTACACCTGAACCAAAGAATCCTAATCTCTCTAATGGTTCGTAGGCCGCGGTTCTTGCTGCTTGTCTTTGCGCATCTAGCACTGCTTGTCTTTGAGCTTGTTGTGCTGAACCTACTTGACCAAGTGTAGATATATCAGCTCTTTGTAATCCTGGAACCTGACTTGCTAAACCAGTTTGAAACTGACCTAAACCTAATTGTTGTTGAGCTAAACCAGATTGTGCTTGTCCTAAACCAAATCTATTTGCAATGTCTTGCTGTCTAGCTTGCATTGCTTGCCCAAAACCTTGTTGTCTTAATTGTGCTTCTAGTGCAGCTCTGTCTCTCCCTGATTGTGATTGATACTCTGATAGTTGCACACCTGCTCTACCCGAACCTAACGCACCTAATGATGCTTGTTGATCTCTAATGTTTTGTTCGTTGATTGCTCTTTGTCTATCAAATTCTGCTAGTGTTGTGTCTATAACTTGTTGTTGATATGGAGAAGTATAAGCTGCTGTTTGTGCTGCAGTTGGTGCACCAGTTAAACCAGCTATACCACTTAAAGTTGTTCCTACATCACCAACTGTTTGACCAGCTGTTGTTGCTTGTTGCTGTGCTGCTTGTATAAATGGTTGAAAAGATCCAACACCTGTTCCTGCTAATGTTGCAGCCCTTGTTTGTAACGCGTCTTGCGCTGCTACTTCTGGTGCAAATTTAGAAGTATCTACTGGTATTGCTGTTGTAGCAGCTAACTGCTTTGCATAATCTTTACCAATATCTTCTATAAACTGTGCGGGTAATGTTCTTGATGTTGTAACTGCCATTATACTTGAGCCTCCAAATCCTTCATCATCTTATACATCTTATCTGCCCCTTTATCAACACTTCCTCCACCTGCTGCTCTGACCGCATCTGCTGTCATTACAAATTCATTTTTGCTTAATCTTGCTGGCACATCATCAGCTTTCTCTTTGGCTCCTAGTGGTACAAATCCACCACCTCTGAGATCCATTTCCATACCTCCAAGGTTCATGATTCCACCTTCAGCTTTACCAACTTTATATTTTCTAGCTTTTTTAATATCTTTACCTAATATCTTTTTTAATTCTTCAAGAGTCATTAGAGGATTACCAGTCATATCTGCTTGCTTATTAAAATCTCTAACCATTTTTTCTAAATCATCGTCACTTACTGGTGTGCCACCCTCAGCATAAGCACCTGTAAACTCTGCTGGTGGTAAAAATCTAAACTGTGGATCATTTTGTCTTGCAAGTCTAACTATTCTATCGATATCTAAACCTTCACCTCTGTAAAAATCTTCTTCGTCATCTTCTTCTTGTTGTCCTCTAGCAGCCATTAATCCAGCAAGTCCCGATAGACCTGTAATACCTGCAATTTTACCAAGACCTGTTAATTTTGTTCCCTCAGCTAAACCAAATTTACCTAATAATCTACCAAGTCCACTAGTTCCAAACATACCTGTTTGAGGACCTTTTGTAATTAGTGCTTTTAAAGGATTAAAACTACCTTTGCCAAAAAAAGATCCAATACCACCTGCACCAGCACCGCTCATTAAAAATGGTGCTGCCAATATTGCAGCTTTTCCAAGGGGGCTTTTAACAACTTTCTTTACAGCACGTTTAGCTTTCTTTACAATTTTACCTAAAAAGTATCCTTGTCTAGGTTCTTGTAAACTAGCTATACCACCATCTGCTAAACCTAGTGCACTCTGTAATGGTGTTTGCATTGCGACTGGTGTTTGAGGTGAAGTAACATTTAATTGATCTGGACCAGGTCCTCCTCTTGATATAGGTCTTGGTTGGCCTTGTAATTCAAGAACAGGTCTTCCTGCAAATAAATTATTTGAACCTGATTGAACTGCTTGTAATTGTTCACCACCTGAACCTAAACTAGATTCAGCTGATTGTAATCTTTGATTAATTTGTTGTAACATTTGTTCTGCAGAAGATACACTACCACTTAATTGATTTAGTCTTGGCATGATCCCACCTTCTTGAAAACCTATTCGTCCACCCATTTTTCTAAGTTGTCTTTCCATATCTGATCTTGAAATTGCCATAGTTTATCTATCTTATTTTGTTTTTCCAAATAAATCAAGACTTGGCATTATAACATTTACGTCTTGAGCCATGTCTTCTTCCTTATAACCTTTTGATTTCCAGTCTTTTCTTTCCTTAAAAAGCTCCCCTGTTTCCTTGTGTCTGTACGTTGTTTCTACTTTTGCTGGTTTAATTTCTTGCATTATGTTGTTACCTCTCTTGGCTGTATTTCTAATATTGAAGCTATGACGTGCAGTTCGTTTGCGTCAGCAGCTTGTACTTTAAGTACCTCACTTTCCTCCATTACAAGAGGATTAGTTAAAAGTTCTGTTGTGGCTTTAGACCCTATAGATTTATCTTTAAATAAATTAAATATAGTACCACTAGCATTTACTAAAGTTATGGTTATTGTGCTTCCTGATCCAGCATCCTCAGATACTAATAATGATTTTACAACAGCAGCCTTAAAACTAGGCACTGTATATAATGTTGTTAAATCCGTTGTAGTTAAGTCTACTTTTTTATTTATAAAATTATTTGCCATTAATTTAAAAAGAAGTTTTGTGCCTCTACCTCATCCTTTAATTCTTCTTGAAACGTCGTATTTAATTTCTCAACAATAGCATCAAGATCTCTAACTTGTGCTTCTGCTGTAGGTAGATCATATTCTCTACTAGGTCTTGTTAATACTTGTACTATTTTAGCCACTACAAACCGTACCCAAATCCTTGTCTACCACCAGAGTCATAAGAGAATCCACCAGTTGGTCCTCCTGAATCTTGAACTCCTGGTCCATCACCACCCGTTCCTGGTCTTCTACCTCTTCTTTGTGATTCAAGTTCTGCTGCTTGTTTAGCTCTTGCATCTGCTAAAGCTTTTGCTTCTCTATCCTTTAATGCTTGTAAATCTTTTAATCTTTTTTCAAGAACGGCTGATTTTTTTTTCTTTAATGTTTTTTTAATTGTTTCCATTCTTTTATCAATAGCTCCAGTTAATCCATAAGTGGTTTCATCACCCATCTTACCTCCTGTTAATGCATTTAATAAACCACCTGACACAATGTTGTATTGATCCATTCCTGGTATTTGAGACATCAACCCTCTAGTGCTTGGATCTGAATAAAAATCTTCTAGAGCACCTTGTCTATAATCTCTTTCAGGTAATAAATTACCTAATATACCAATCCCAGGTAAACCTGTCAGTAAAGAGGCTATGCCACCAATAGCAGTTTTTCCTAAATTAATGCCTTTACTAATACCAGACTTTGTTTTATCTAAAAAACTTCTAGTGTCTATCCCTTGTAAATTTGGAGGTATTGAAAAATTTTTTTCAGCTAAAAATTTAGCAGTTGCTTCTGGAGTGCCTAAATTAAATGCTCTATAATTAAAGTTTCTATCTAAAAAACCTTTTGTTGGATTATTCTGTCTTAAAAAAATATTATTTACAGGAGCATCGATAAAATCAATTGCAGGTGTTCCCATGCCTGGTACAAGTTCATCACCACTTGAGAAGTCTATTCTATCAGGCACATCTACAGGTGGAAACATTTCTAAACTTTGTAAACGATTGGGCATGTAATCAGGATTCATTATTAAATCTTGATATATATTTGAATTAGTTATCGCCATTATCGTCTTCCGTCTGGTTGCGTGTCTAATCTAAAAGTACCCAACTTCCAGCTTTGACTCGTTGAGGTGTTTTCTATTTTTAATGCAATGGCTCTTGCTCTTGCACGAGTATCCACTTTACTAGTAGATGAGGTAATTGTAAAGGGTCCTAGTGACGAGCTTGATGCTGTATTATTTGGAAAATTACGTAAGTTTAAAGTAACTCTAGTATCTCCAGTTTGAGATATAAAATCTGGAACAAATCTTCTAATTTTCATAAGATGCTCACCATCTCCTTTAAAATCAGCTATGCCTGTCATTTTATTACCCACTATTCTTTGAGTTATATCAAAGTCTCCTGATAATATGTTTGCTGTTATAGCTGTAATAGTACCATTTCTATTTTGATCTGTTCCTGTTTCGTGTTCATAGTAACTTGTTCTACCTTCTGTGTTTCCAACCACATCAAAAGATGTATCTGTATCTGCATCATACTCTAAAGCATGAGGTTTGCCAAAAACAGCAGAGTCTCTCCACATCGTTCTGGCTAAACTACCAACTGTCCACACCGGTCTTTGTGGTGATGAATCAAAGTAATTATAACAAACCATTCTATTTACAACACTAGATCCTGTCTCTGGATAAAACCACATTACTTCACCAAACAAATTATTTAAACCTGCTGACACCATTTGATTACCAGATGCTAAATTTATACTATCAAAAACAAAATCTTCTACTAAACAAGGTAATGATTCTAATTTACCTGCATATCTAAAAAAACCATTTTCTGACATCCAATATGCAGAGCCATCAACCTCAACACATGCATTCTGTCCAACAAGTCCACAGTTAGTTCCAACTTGTGCAAATGCAAATGTAAATGGTTGTCCAACAAAACGTTGTGTGAATAACGCTGTATCAGTCCAAACATAGATTGCATCACGACCTCTAATTGCTCCCCTGATCTGTGATCCGTCAGCCAGTCTTTGTGTACCAGCTGTATTGGTTGCCGTAGGTGTATAGGTGTTTATATCTTCTTGATCCGAGAATCTTACAAACATATCATCTTGAGTTGTTGGATCACCAATAGTTGTTTCTGTTCCAAAAAATACTAAGTGTCTATCAGGTGTGGATACCAACATATGTCTTGATGCTGTAGGTGCTCCAGTTATAATTGTTGCCCTTGTATCAGTTGCATTAGATAAACTAGAGTCCCAAGAAAAAACAGCACCATCGTGAATTAAACAAATTGCTTTATCACCAAAATTATCTAGTGACCACATTCCTGGTTCAAGAACTAAGTCTCCTGATGCAGCTTCTCCCCAAGCAACAAAGTCAGATGTGTTCGTAACAGTTGCTCCATTACTATGAGCTGCTTTTGATGTTCCTCTGACTCCTCTTGTAATGCCAGTTAAGTCATTACCAGAAACACCCGTGTATGATATTTCCTCTGTTCCTACTTTGATAAAATTGGTACCTGAAGATGGAAAGTTAGTTGTACTTGTTAACGTAATAGAAGTCCCTGATCCTCCAGTTCCAGCAGTGTCATTCAATAAAGCACCATTTAACGTTGTGGTGATGGCACCTGCTGCTTCACCACCCCAAGATCCTAGTCCCCAACCAAATCCTTTTGCTTGAACAGCTGGGCCTACAGTGTAATATTTTTTTATTCTAATACCGCCTGATGTTGTTGCACCAGATCCACTTTCATTTGAAGGCATTGTTATTGTTGCCGTTAGATTGGTTGGTGTGCTTGCAACCATAAATTTTTTATTATCAAAATCTGATGCACCAAAATTTGAGTTTGTAATAGCTGTAAAATTATCCATTAAAAGTATATCACCTGGTGTTAATCCATGTGCACTAGAGTAAGTTATAGTTACAGTTGGTGATCCGTTAGACGTGCTAAAAGCACTTGTAAGCGTTGTTGTAGATTGAATAGGGTGTATATCATAAAATACACCTCCTGAATAAGCATATAATATTCTATTAGTTCCTATAATAGCATATTTTCTACCTAAACTATTAACAAAATGATGCAGTCCTCTTCCTGCACCTGTAAGTTCATTTTCATTTAAAGTTCCTAATTGATTCCAACCCCCTATTTTTTCAGGCGTGTTATATCTAAATCTAACATTATCACAGTCAACCCACTGACCTTCTGCTCCTGTGGGTGTAACTTGTTTATTAATACCTGGTTGGAATCCTATTTTCTGTAGCATAACCCCTACTTATATATAGTTTTTAGTTTTTTGGTAGTATTATATTCCAATCTAGACTAGATATCAATTCATTCAAGTGAACCTTTTTAAGCTTATTTTGTTTTAAATATTGATGTAGTTCTTCTAAATCTACAATGATCCATTGATCCTTAATATCAAAAACCATTTTTTCTGCTCTGCTTGTTGTCTTTCCATTTTGAGCCATGATACCACTAGATAATTTAAACATATCTCTAACATCAAATTTATAAAATCCATTAGTGCCTTTAATTATTCCAGCCACATTCCATGAAGTTTTTTCTTTAGGATACTCTACAGCCTCTAGTTGTTTAGAAAATCGTTGCACTATATCCATATTGACAAATTTATCTTTATAAATTAGATTACTTTCTAATGAAAGTATATAGAAATATGTTACCTACTAAAGAATTTAAGGATTTAACAAATCATCTTATTAATGCTAATTTCCCTTGGTATTATAATAAAGGTGTGGTCTACGAACACGAAGATGGCACTCCCGAAGATAAAAAAAATTTTCAATTTACCCATACTTTTTATATGAATGATAGAGTAAATTCTGATCAATTTAAAATATTAATACCATTAATTAAAATTATTAATCCACTAACTGTTGTTAGAATAAAAGCTAATTTATTAACTAGAACATCTAAAATTATAGAACATGGTTATCACACTGACTATGATGAAAATAGTCATAAACTTACCACTGGTATATTTTATTTAAACACTAATAATGGATACACTAAATTTAAAAATAAAAAGATTGTTAAAAGTGAAGCAAATAAATATATAGAATTTAAAGGTGAAGAAAGTCACACAGGTTCTACTTGCACTGATAAAAATATAAGGGTAGTTATAAATTTTAACTATATTAAATAATGGTATTAGAAAATTATTACTATTGGTTTAAGGAAGTTTTAACTCCAAAATTCTGTGATGATGTAATTAAGTATGGTAATTCTAAAAATAAAAAAACAGCTTTAGTAGGTGGTTTTGAAAGAGACATTGAAAAAAATCCTCTTACTAAAAAAGAATTAAAAAATTTACAAAAGATTAGAAAATCAGAAGTTATTTGGATGAATGATGCTTGGATATATAGAGAGATTATGCCATACGTAAGAAAAGCTAATCAAATGGCTGGATGGAATTTTCAATTTGATATGTCAGAATCTTGTCAATTTACAAACTATGGTCCAGGTCAATTTTATGGCTGGCATTGTGATTCAAATCCTCATCCTTATAAAAGAGATGATGAGAATAACCCTGAAAATGGTAAGATTAGAAAATTGTCTGTTACTTGTTCTTTAACAGATCCTAGTAAATATAAAGGTGGAGAGTTAGAGTTTAATTTTAATATACCTGATAAGCGTAAAAAAGATAATATAAAAAAATGTATTGAAATTTTACCTAGAGGATCTATCGTTGTTTTTCCTTCTTTTGTTTGGCATAGAGTTTGTCCTGTTACAAAAGGAACTAGAAACTCTTTAGTAATTTGGAATTTAGGATGGCCATTTAAATGAGTTTAAATTATACAGGATATTTTATAACACCTATCTATGAACAAAAAATAGATAAATGGATTAAACCTTTAAACAAAGCTTGTGATAAACATATTAAAGAAGCTAGAAAAAAAGATATACCATTTATAAAAAAAAGAAACAAAGATTTTGAAAAAAATTTAAAAGACTTCGGTCTTTCTGCTCACTCTGGTTCTTTGTCTGGTTTACCTGAATTTAAAGAGATAGAGGAATATGTAATTAAATGCTCTGATAAAATATTAGATCAAATGGGTTATAATACTCAAGGTTATAAAATGTTTATGACAGAAATGTGGGTTCAAGAATTTTCTAAAAATGGAGCAGGTCATCATGAGGCACACATACATTATGATAATCACATATCAGGTTTTTATTTTTTAAAAGGATCAAATAAAACTTCTTACCCTGTATTTAAAGATCCAAGACTAGCAAAGATAATGAGTTCTTTACCTGAAAAAAATCCTTGGGATACTACGTTTGCTTCACATGCAATTAAATATCATCCAGAACCTGGAACTTTAATTTTGTTTCCATCTTTTTTAGAACATGGATTTCCAATAGATCATGGGATAGAACCTTTTAGATTTATGCATTTTAATTTACAAGCAGTAAGGAGAACAATAATTAACAAATGAGTTTTAAAAAAAATAAATATCAAGTAATTAGAAAAGCTTTATCGCCTGAAATGACTTATTTTTGTTCAAGGTATTTTACTTTTAAAAGACAAGTCGCAACCACTTTATTTGATCACAGATACATTTCCCCATTTGAAACAATGTTTGGATCTTGGAATGATGATCAAATTCCAAACACTTATTCTCATTATGCTGATTTAGTTATGGAAGTTTTATTAGCTGAATTACTTCCTTTGATGATGAAAAAAACAAACCTTAAACTTACACCTAATTATTCTTATGCAAGAATATATAAAAAAGGTGATGAACTTAAAAGACATAAAGATAGATTTAGTTGTGAAATATCTACAACTTTAAATTTAGGTGGTGATCCATGGCCCATATTTCTTGAGCCATCTGGAAAAAAAGGAATGAAAGGTGTTAAGATAAATTTAAAACCTGGAGATATGTTAGTTTATAGAGGTTGTGATTTAGAACATTGGCGAGAACCTTTTGAAGGGGACAGCTGCACTCAAGTATTTCTACATTATAACAATTTAAAAACAAAAGGGTCAGAAGAAAATTTATTTGATAAAAGACCTCATTTAGGATTACCTTCTTATTTTAAGAAAAAATAATGTTGATTAATGAACTTTTCCCTACAGTTATAGGTTTTAGTGAAAATAAAAAACATAATAATTTACTCACAAGACATTTATATAAAATACAAAAACAAATAAATAGTGGAGGTCAAAATTGGGGTTCTACTGTGTACAATACAGATGGAACTTACAATCTTCATAAAGATTTAAAATTTAATAAATTAAATGATTGGATATTTTCTGAAGTTAATAATTACAAAGATATAATTGGCTATAAAGATTTTAATATGTCTTGTTCTAGAAGTTGGTTTAATATCTATAAAAAATATGATTATCAAGAAAAACATAATCATGTAGGCACTGATACTATATCAGCAGTTTATTTTTACAAAGTTGTTAAAGACAATAGTAATTTAATTTTTCATTCTCACGAACCTGAAAGTGTTCAACAAACTTTTAACAAAAAAAATAAATATACTTGGAGAAGTTTTATAGTTGAACCAAAAGAAGGACTATTAGTTATGTTTAAATCTCATGTAATACACAATGTTTTACAAAAAAATAATAATGAAAAAAGAATATCTTTTGCTTATAATTTTAAATTAAATTATTCTGGTTGATTAGGTACTAGTACCCAACCAGCAGTATTATCTGCTTGATAAGCATCTTCATCCCAACGATATATTTTATCTTCACTTGGCTGGGATATAGGTGGTACTAAATCACCATTTGTATCGTAAGTCCATGAAGCACCCGGTTTAGGTGTTAAAAACCTATCATTAGTTTCATCATAAATAAAACCTGGTCCTGCATACATTTTTCTAAAATTATTATTGTAAGAAGTTTGCATCCACTTAACACCATCTGCAGATAAAGGCACAACTGTTTCAAAATGAGTTGCAGCTTGTGTTGACTGTTCTCCACCATTGTTTGCAATATCTGTATTGCAACCAACTACTACTCTTAGAACTTTATTATCTTTATCTAATTCTGCAAAATGAGCCATTATGCTACCACTAAATTTCCACTAGTTACAAACCTAGCTACCTTTCCTCCACCTTCTGGCGAGGGTACTGTTACTAAAGAATTACTTGGAGGTGTTACAGAGAATAAAGGTGCATTACATGCACATACTCTTATCTCTACTCTACCAGATCCGCCTCCACCACTTGCTGGAGAAGGAAAGCCGCCGCCTCCGCCTCCGCCGCCAGTATTTGCCGACCCAGCTCCGCCGTTTCCAGATCCTCCGCCGCCGGAACCACCTGAACCAGATCTTGATTGAAATCCTCTACTATCATTTCCAGATCCTCCTCCGCCACCATAGGTCGCTGAAGATCCTGTAATATTTATTGCTACTCCTGCACCACCATTTCCACCGACTGGATTTGGATTGCCTCCTGGTTTTCCTGCTTCACCAGCTCCGCCACCGCCAGATGATCCTGCATTTCCGCCACCTTGTCCAGTTCCTCCAGGATTTCCTTGTGGGGGACTTGTTGGAGGTGTATTACCAGTTCCTCCTGGAACTCCACACCAACCTACAGTACCTGAACCAGAACCTCCCGGTCTTAAAGGTGCTGGATTACCTGTTCCTCCACCAGTTGAAGAAATAGCATCTACTCCTTCTGTGCCAGGGGCATTAAAAGATGAAGTTCCACCTCTTTCAGCTGTAGGGGATGGTACTGGATATGCAGTGGGCGCACCACCTGCACCTACTACTACTGCATAAGTTGTGCCAGGTTGTATAGTTAATTGTGTACCGCTGTTTAATGGGCTAGGTCCATAAGCTGAAAATCTCATACCTCCAGCTCCTCCGCCACCGCCGTTTGGTGCATCTCCGCTTCCACCTCCAGCGAGAACTAAATAATCTACGCCAAAGCCACCAGCTGTAGTGTTTGATCCAAAACCTAATATATTATAACCGAAACTTGACATTTATCCTGCCTCCTATGCGTCGTTAGCAGCGTCAGTAGTAAAGAATAATTTAACCCCTAATAATTTTGCATCAGCTGTTAAATCATCTGCTGAAACGTCTCTAGATATTTGAAAAAAAACGTATTCATCTGTACTTGGTGAACCAGCTATAGTCACTGCTCCACTTTCTGCTGTTACTGCTAAATCATTTGCTGTACCACTCATAGCTTTTGCAGTAGGTGCAACTGCAGTACCAAAAGCGGTATTTAAATCTCCGTTATCTGCTAATGCAACACCTTGCAAAGCCCATGATGTTGTTCCTGTGTTTGTAGTATTTGCTGTAAAGAAAGCTTGAAATGTTACTGTGCCTTCGTTCCATGATTTAGGAAATGCTACAGCAAACTGTGCAAACTCATCTGAATCTTTGTCAAAATCTAAAGTTTTAATCTCAGGACCATTTGATAATTCTACTTGGTTTGGACCCTCTGCTCCATTTGTAGTATTAGGATACATAGCAACTGCAGGAACCCAAATAGTTTCTTTACCTGCAACTTTAATCGCAGATCCACCAACTTGAGCAACACCAGTTCCATTAGGTGCAATGTTAATATTACCATCTGCTGCATCTGTAATTGTAATAGTTCCAGAATCTGTTCCAGAGTTTGTGCTTAAAACTAAGTCTGCTGCACCACCAGTTGTAATTGTAAGTGCACCTGCACCATTTGAAGTTAAAGTAGCAGCTGCTCCAGAGTCTCCAACTTTTACTGTATCTCCAGCAAGAACAACGTCTCCAGTTCCTTTTGGAGTAATATTAATGTCTATGTTTGAGTCACCACCTGTAGATGAAAGAGTTGGTCCTGCACCTGTTGCTGCATTTGCTATTGTAAATTCGTTTACCGCAGAACTTGTGGCCGTTAATAAAGCTAACTCATTTCCGTTAGTATCTAAAATAGATGTTCCTATTTTAGGTGATGTTAAAGTTTTATTTGTTAAAGTTTGTGTTCCAGTTAATGTAACATCTCCAGCTGGTAAAGTATCAATGTCTGGATTAGTTCCATCATTTGCAGTAGCAAATACAAGAGCATCACCTTTATCACCTGCTGCAAAAGTAAAACTATCTCCAGAACCTGAAGCATATTTAAACTGTACTGTGTATGCACCTGATGTTGAATTTCTTAAAAAATAAAAAGTTTGAACGTCTAAAGGTATTGTTACAATCTGGTTACCTGTAATTGTACCTGTAAACTCAATCATTCTATGAGAAAGAGTAGCACCAGTTGATCCATCAGAAACAGATAAAGCAGTTGTTTGTGCACCACCAGCTATGCTTTGTGTTGTATAACCACCTGAAATTTGCTCTATAATTTGTAAATTAGTATTAGTTTTTGTCCCCCATGTACCAGCGTTTTCACCAGTTGCCTGAAGTTCTACTCCTAAAGGTGTATATGTTGATGCCATAATTTTTATCTCCTATGCAGCGTCACTATAACTTGTATTTGATCCAGTTGCAACATTTGTATACGACGAATTTGAACCTGTGTCAACTGATTGATATGCTTGAATTCCAAAGCCTGTAGCAGTTCCAAATGCAGCTATTGAAGAAGTCATTCCTTGACCAGTTAAACCTACAACGTCAGCAGGTGTTATCGCACCAACTGAAGACGTCGCACTAAGACCAGTTATACCTACAACGTCAGCAGGTGATATAGATCCCACCGAAGAAGTTGCAGAAATCCCTGTTGGTAATGCGGTAAAATCACCAACGATCGAAGAATCACCAACAGATACTGTTGCAGAAACTCCTGTTACACCAATTACATCTGCAGGAGTTAAAGCTCCCACAGAAGAATTTATAGTTGAAGTAGATAAACCTACTGACATCTCAGTAGGTGATATTGTTCCTACACTTGTCGTTGAAGAAACTCCAGTTACTGAAACGGTTGGACTATTTATTAAAGTAGGTGTTCCTAAACTTGTTGTTGCAGAAACTCCTGTTACACCAACTACATCTGCAGGAGTTAAAGCTCCTACACTTGCAGTGGCTTGTTGTCCTGCTAATAATATATCACCTTGAATGCCCCACGCATCATCATTCCAAGCTGCTCTACCCCATCCAGCACCTATTTCTGCATCTACAGTAACCGATCCAATAGATGAAGTTGAACCAACACCTGTTGGAGTAACTGTTTCATCACCCATGTTTCCCCATGAGCCAGAAGAATTCCAACTTTTTGCACCATAACCTGTTGTAAAAGCTTCACTTATACCCCAAAGATTAGCACTCCAATTACCTGCGCCCCAAAAATCTGCATCAGGAGTATTTGCTTGTCCACCCATACCAGAGTGTTGTGTACAATAATAATAAAGAGTTGGTGCGCCTGAAGCTACTTGAATTTGAGTGTAGGCTCCAGATGACCCTGGAGTTCCGTTTGTTGTTACATTAGTTGTATATTCATCACCACCACCATGTGTTCCATCGCTTGTTGTTGAAAGTCTTAAAGGGTGACCACCGTTTGAACTATCAGATTGATCAAATCTAAAAGTAGCGCCTTCAACTAATTCTAAAGTAGGTTGTAAAGCTCCATCAATATAATATTTATTACCAGAACCAGTGTATACCACCGTGACTGTGAATGTTCTGTCAACGGACATCCGTTGTTCTCCCTTACGCTATTCTAATGATTGCGTTAGTTGCGTCTGCTGTTGGAAATTGAATTGTAAAAGTTCCAGAAGAAACAGTTTTATCACCACCGAATGCAATTACTGCTACAGCTTTATCTGACTGTGTATCGTTATATATTAAAGCACCATTTGCTGTAAAAGATGCAGAACTAAAACTTACATCAGCAAAATCGCAAACCGCAGTTGATGAATCTAAAGTTGGTGTAACACTTGTAAGAGTGGCTCCACCCGCAGTATATGCAGTTCCAGATGAGTTTGTAATTTCGTTTGAAGTTGAGTAAGCCGTAGTGCTTGCTCCTAAAGTTGCGTCACTTGTAAATAAAGCTATTTTAAAAGTATTTCCACTTGTAGCTGTTAAGTTGTGTGTGCCAACTAATATTTCTTGTTTAAAGCTATTGCATATTGCCGATGTTATTGCCATAATTTATTCTCCTACGGGTTCGCTGAATTTATTGGAATACGAACAGTGCCATCAGTGTAGTCATCTCTTCGTCTTCTACCAATTTGTTCACTAGCGAACTTTTGTACTTCTTGTTTATACTTATTTTCATATAAAGTCAACATATCCATTGGACCTTTTAAAAATGAATATGCCTCTGATAAACAACAATATAATAATCCATTTGGAAAGTTAAGGCTAATGTAATTAGTGTCATTATTCTCTAATAATACGGGAGCTGCATTATAATGAACTCTAAATTTATAGGTAGTATCAGGGACTGGAGCAAACATCATTCTTCCAGATGTAGTATCAGATTCTCCAGTAGCACCACCAAACATAGCATAATATTTAGGTTGTCCTCTTTTAGCTGATTCTGTTGATGAAATATATTCTTGTAAATATGAAATATCTTTTTTTTCTAAAAATACGTTTGCTCCAGTTGTAGCAGATGTTGAATCATATACCTGTATACCTCTAATAAAAACTGCCCCTGCTGGAGCATTAATTGTTTCTTGACCTGCAACTAAATTACCAGTTTGTTGTTTTCTATCTGCATCAATGGGCACATCTCTAAATATTCTATACTGTGCGTTTAGAATTATGTTCTCTAAAACAGCATCTGTTAAAACATTAGAATCTGTTTCAGTATAACTTTTTATTTGTGTTTTTAATCCTGATGCACTTAATCCAGCCATTACGCTATTACCTCTTTACAATCTGGACAACTTTTTTTAAATCTTAAATGTTTTAAACAATGTAGTGGTTTGGGTTCTTGTACTTCTTCATATAAAATAAGATGAGGATCTTGTTTTTCTTGTTTAAATATATTTTTTATCCAATTCCAAATTTTATTAATCATGGTGTTATTGTAACTGGTCCTGCAGACACAGTCGGTCCTCCTGCTTCTTCTGTTATACTAGGAGTTGAACCTAGTGTAAACGTATATTTATCTGTTGTAGTTACTGTTATACTAAATCCTGAAGAATCCTCGTAGGCTGTAAAAGCTACACCTCCAGGACTTCCTTGCACGTTTCTAAATCTTACTGTATCCCCTGAAGTTCTGCCGTGATTGTTTTCTGTTACTGTTATTGTTGTTGATGATGCTGTTGTTGAAAAAGGATTATTTCCTAACATAACAGCAACTGCTGGTTCTATTCTACCAGGTCTTACATTTCTTAAAGATATGGCATCAGCACTACTTGGTTTTGGTTCTAATTGTGGTTGTTTAGGTTCAAATTCAGATACGTGAACAAAAGATCCATTCCATTCTCTCACCATTTCTCTATATGGAAACTCCATACCAGATCTATCAGATATTGCTTTTGCGTATTTACCTGTTGCGTATTTAGACACTATGCTCCTGGATAATAAGTTTTAGGTGTTATGTGTGTACTAGAAGCAGAGCCATCTTCAGCTAATGCTCTAGCTAGTTCATCTTCATAATATAATTTCATTTGTTGTGTTAGCTGTGGTTGATACTTTTGTGCAAGATAAAAAGAAAGTCCAGCAGTCATACAAGGAACAAATCTAAATGGAACATCAGTTGCATTCGTATAATCACCAACATCTTGTATTCTTTTTATGTAATAAAAATGCATATCTTTAGATGCATTAGAAGAATCAGGTGTTGGATAAACATGCACTCTAACTTTATCAATAAATCTTTCTATCCAATATTGATTAGGTGTTCCTTTAGAAAGTTTATTAGAAAAACCTGCATAAGTTGATCTATCAACTTTAGTCATCGGTGAATCAGATTGTGTAGTTTGAGTCCTATTTGATCTTAACTGTGCTTCAAGAACATCAGATATTCCATAAACTCCATTTGGAGTAGAGGTAGCACTCGTGCCGTCACCACTTGATCTAAAAAAATCATACTCTGCTTGACCCTCTATCAAATCTAAATCAAGTTCATCTATTTCCCAATAGTGAATACCTCTGTTACCCCATTCTTGAAATAGAATATTAAGAGATCTTCTTGCAGATTTAAGTTGATAACCTGCAACGTTTTGTAATCCTAAACGTTCAAAAGCATCTTCTATTATTTCATCAATAGCAAAAGTTTTGTCGAACGTTGTTGTTCCCGAGGTGGTGTTAGCCATTTAACCTCCTATCCATCAAAGAATGTCGTAACACTCACTGCTGTTCCT